AACTCCATATTAAAAATCAAAATTTCCGTTAGTTTCTAATTCATGTTTGCTTCTAAAACGAATCCACCTTCCATGTTCATCTCTATCAGCTTCAGGCTTACAATCATATTTGTATAAAGAATAGGCCACTAACCATTTATAAAATTTTGTTCTTGATACAGTCATTTTTGATTTAGGCGCAAAGTCAGGGTTGTCTTCTACAAAATCCAAATACAAATCGTTTTTATAAACCTTGTAGTTTTTCTTTAATTTTTGATTAGTATTATTAGTTCCAATCACACCACACCATTCTAAAAACTCATGGCAGGTTTCTGCAGACAACTGTCTTATTTTAAGATTTACAAATTTAGATTTTATCAATCCATGCATCATGTATTGTTGTAAACATCCTATCATATAATTATCAAACTGACACCATTCATCATCATCCCACTCTCCAAACATAAGTTTACCAAACTCTTTTAGTGGAGTCAAATCTTTTGTATAGTGTTGAGCTAACTCAAGCTCCCATTTTCTTCTTTCAAATGAAGATCCCTTTCCTTTAATAGCGTAGTTCGTAGTTATTGCTACTTTTGGGGATTTGCTAAATGGTATTTTTATTGCATCCTTATTTTTCTTTTCAAGTGTAAGACCTTCTGTTACCACGCTAAATAATCTTTCAAAATCAAAATGTTTTTTGACGTCATCAAAGCACAGAATTTGAGTGTCTGCAGAAACAAGTTGGTATGCAAAGCTCTTTTCAAAATTAAATGATTTACCATCAATTACAACTAACTTTTTCATATGCCCTAAAGCACTCATAAATAATCCTTTTCCAGTACCGCCTTCAGGGTTGTCTGATATTACCTCGTCATTTAAAATAGCGGCTGGGCAGTAGCTTAAGTTTTTCCAAGCATGTAGCAAATACCCTATTGTTGATTTCATCGATTTTGTTCTGCTTTCATCCTGACCACAAATGTTTGATATGAACTGCTGGTAGTCACATCCTTCTCCATCACATAGCTGAAAATTTCTATCTATAACATGGTCTTTCCAAACATAACCACCTAAATCTAAGTAATCAATTTTAGTAATTTTATTATGTTTTACTTTCACAGCTCCATTTTTATAGTACAAATATGCTGTGTCTTTGTTGTCTTCAATAAAATAAACATCAATAGAGTTTAATAAAGTTAAAAACTCTTCCCTAAAATAACGTGTGTGTTCAGCGAAGTAATTATAAACAGATAAATCATCTACCTCCAGCAAATAATTTAAAATAAAATCTTTGATTTCTTTTTCTGAGGTGTGGTCAATTAAATTGTTTGTGACCTTTACAAACACATAATTTTTACTCCCTTCAGGATTAAATTTAAAGAAACCGTTTTCTTCTAAAAATTGTTTAAAAAGTATGTGAACTATTTTTATAACACCTTTGTCGTTTTTAGTCCAAAATTGATTGTTAGCGTTTTCTTGGTCTAATCTTGATAAAACATTTTCAATTGTGGTAGACTCTATATCAGAGTTCTCAAGCTCAACCCTGATATCTTTTTTTGCTACACCACGCTTTAATTTCATTCTAAGGTTATTTACCTTGTCTTCGTCTTCGTAATATTTAGTACCAAAATTATGTTTTTGAGCGTATGCACTTTGAATTGTTCTTTTAATCTCAGCTCTGTTAAAATTTTTAGTTTCGTAATTCATTAGCTGTGATTCAGCTAAAGACTGATATACACCAAAATCATTAAACGCTGCAGCTAAAACATAAGCGTTATTATTTCTCTCTCCTTCATTCATGGGAAACTTTTTAGTCCACCACTTCACAAGAATCTCTACAATTTTGTTTTCATCGGTTACAGGTATTGTTGGAATATCGTTATGTCTGTGAACCTCTGTGTACTGTTGTTCAATTATTTTATCCCACAAACTTGACTGTGCATTTATATAAATTAAGGGATCATATGATTCATAGCACACGCGTGAGACATTTTTACATGACTTGTCAAAGTAATCGCTGTCAAAATAATTCTGAAGGCTTAGAAAGTAATTTTTATGGTCTTCAGTTATTGGTGGAATTTTTACCAAAACTTTTAAACCATTACCACTGGGAGATATAAATACTGAGTAAACATATTTATCTTTTGATAGTCGTTCTTTTTCCTGTAATAAATCTCTATTAGATTTATATCCATCAAAATCTAAACAAATAAAACCACTGTGTTCTTTTATTGAGTTATCGTTTCTTTTTGAAAATTTACCACTAAAGCAAATAGCTGGTAACTTTTGTTTTAGGATGTTTCTATTGTCTTTGTCCTTCTCAGAACGAATCTTTTTTACTATGTCTTTTGAGGCCCCTTCCTGAATCCTCGATAATACTAAATTAATGTTTCGGTAGAATGGTTGTGATGTTTGTTTAATATCTTTAAAAATAGTAATGTCCATTTTATGTCGTTTTTATGTCGTTTTTAATTTATCTAACTCTTTGTTTATTAACTATTTACATTAATTAATGTCGATAATGTCAATAATATATAAAGAAGTATAGATGAATAATAGTTGATTTAATTTTTTTTTATATGGTTCTGCTGAACCTATTTTTTATGACATTTGTCATTGTTAAGAGCAAAAGAAAGAGGGCAAAGCCCCCTTACCTCTTGTCTTGTTCATTGATTAAAATGGTAAATCAGGCTCTAAATGTGTCTTTGTTGCATTTTCTAATTGAGCTGTATTATCTTTTTTGTATGGCTCTTGCATCTTACACGAAAAATAAGTTTTACCACCTTTAGACGTTGTAACCCACGCAGACACTTGGAATTCATTTCCATTCATGTCTTTACCATTACCATTGTAATGTGGCTGATTGTTGTCATCAGTTCTGTTTTCATTTTTAAATAGAGAAAAAGTCCCTGGCTTAATTTCATAATTACTCATAATTAATTTATTTTAATGTTTCGTTCCATTAGGTTTAGTGTAGTCATCATAATTTCATTTTTATGTTCTACGCTGTTACAGGACAGTGGAACTTCTACCCACATAACAGTTTTCTTTGGTGTCAACTTAAACAAACTATAAAGTCTGCCTATGTATGTACGAATGTATATCTTCAGTCGCTTCATCGCTAAAGTATTTTTGATAAACTTCTACAGCTCTTTCTACCTTGTCAGCTCCACCTCTTAAAAAAGCATCAGAGCATTCAAAGATTCCTAATCTTGCAGTCAATTTATCTATTACTAAAAAAATAAGTGGTTTACCAAAAAGCCTTTGGTATATATAAGCTTGACTATCATAATTATAAGTTTTTGCACTGTACAAAAATTTATCGATATCAGAACTGGTTTTGATGTCAACCAGCAAACCTTTATTATGGTTTATAATATCAGCCTTACCCTTCCAATCTAAGCTCATTATCTTTTGAATCTCAGGAACTTCAAACTCATTTCCATCATCATATATATAATCAAACATTTCCATATTTGATGTCATTTTAGTGCAAAGAAAATCTAAATGTTCTTGTTCTTTTTTAAGCAAAAGTATTTCTCCTTCGTTTATTGATTCTTTATAAATCTTAGTGTTTCTTGACGCCACATCAATTACATTAAACTCATTTAATTTTTGTGGTTCTAATATTTTGGTGTGAAAATATCTACCCTCAAGCATCGGCTTTGTCATTGTTTGACTTACTCTAAACTGGGTAGGATTCTTCAAAAGCTTACCTATGTCAGAGTTTGATAAAAATTGTTTACCAAACTCTCCATAGTATTTATCATCATCTTTTAACGCCTTTAATATAGATCCCTTATCCATTATTTATAGCTTTAGATATCTCTTTCTTAACTATAGCTTTCATCTTGTATTTAGTTTGAAGATTTTCAGCAATCTTAGTCAAGCCTAAAGATTTATTAGAGGCTACGTATTTTAAAACTTTATCCCAATTAGCATCGCCAATATCTAAAGTTATTAAAGTTGCCTTAGATTCTTTCTTAGGCGGCTTTGCTGCCACATTAGTAGACTCTATTAAATCCTCTCCAGCATATAAACTCAATCCTAATCCATGCATTGCAATAGCTTTTGCTGTAGCTCTTTGAATAGCTGTATTAACATCCATTGTAGTGATTTTGTCAATTCGTATAGAATTGTTTCTAAAGTCTTTTATAGGAAGATAATCTATGTGTTCTAATTCATTAACTACAATTCCTACTTTTACATATCCAGTAACCCCATCAGTAAACCAGTTCAATCCAGTCTCAGGAGATTCATAAACATTTCTTTGTGCATCTGCGTGTTCTAACTTTAAGTAAGCCCAAGCATTAGCCCATGATAAATAATCAAGGTTTCCCTTTTTTTCTACTTTACTTTTTACGTTGATACTTACCAACTTTTTGAAATAACTTTCTTTGCTCATTCTATTTGATTTTAATTAATAATTGATTTAACTTTAATTTCAGCTCTGCATGTTTCTGCAGTGCTTTTTCTCTTTTGTTTTTTAAATTTTGAATATGCTTATCGTTTTTACGTGTATTAACTTCTTTTTTTATTCTCTCTTCAATTAACATAAGCTTGTGCTTACAGTTTTCTATGGAAAGAATTAAGCATCCAGTAGACCAGCCATTATACTTAAAAAAATCATACTCAAACTTGTTGCAAACTTTGTAATAAGAACCACCTTTACCTAAGTTCAGTATTTCTATCCTGTCATCAAATTTTTGAATCTTGACTCCATTATGTATAATACAAATGCCCTTTGGCATTTCGCTTTTTACACTGTTGTTAGATTTAAAAGCTTGATTAAATATTTGCTCTAATGTATACATACTACTGTTCTAAAATATCGTTAATCATACGCTTAAAATCAGAGTCGCTGTCTACAAGCTCTCTTGCTTTTCTGTAGCTGTAAATTATATTTGAGTGTGTAACTTGATGACCATTTTCTTCCATAAATCTTTTAATGTATGAAACTCTCATAGGTCTTTCCATACACAGATAGTAAAGCAACTGTCTTGCGTCAACAATGTCTCTTCGTCTTGTTTTAGTAAACATCTCGTCCAAGGTAAGATGAAACTTTTTAGCTATTGTAGTAGCGTAAATATCAAAAATATCTTTTTTCATTTATTTATTATTTAATTTGTTTAATTCAAAATTCAAGTGATCTATAGCTTTTTGAATATCCTCATGAGGAGTCTCGTGTTTTTTATAGGCTCTCAAAATATAAGTACATGCTGTACCTAAATTGTAATTCAAATCAAAGTTTGTTACTACATCTATTGCAGTATAGTTTTTTTTACCATCGTAATAAGTTGGTGTGTCAACTTTTACTTCGTTTGTATTGGTGGTAGTCCAATGTTGTCTTTTTATTGCCATTAGGTTATGTTTTGTACCACAAAAACCCCCATGCGTAAACATGGAGGCTATTGCTTGAATCAACTACAATTCAGATTAAATGTTGAGTAACCAAGTTATAAACCTGTAGAATTGCCATCCAATTAGGATGGAAATTATGCCCATTACAGACCATACTGCAAGCTTTAAGTTTCTTTCGTCTCTATTCATAGTTAAATGCCTAAAGGATATTCGTCTTCATCAATTTCTTCGTGCTGGACTTCAATAACTTTTTCTTCGTCATCATGTCCATTTATTATATTAAAACACGTTGCCATGTGGATGGCGTGATTCATTCTAACAGGGTTGTCAGGGTTCAGGGATTCAAAAAATTTTCTTAATTCTACGCTCATGATTTAATTATATTTAGTTTGTAAAGATATTATAAATAATTAATAAAAACAAATAAAGATATGAAATCGTACCCAAAAAGATACGATATCATACCTAAAAAATGCTTGTTACGAATTAACAACAGAATTGGTTTCTAACACCATATCTATGAATTCTTTTATGTGTCTTTTCTCTGCATAATCATGCTCTTTCATAGCGTGTTCTAACTCTTCTCTATCAGTTTCATCCTCGAAATTATAGTACAAGTTGTCCATCCAAGAATGAATGTCATCTTGGTATCTGTACTCATGATAAGTCATTTCTTGATGGTCTGTTATTCCATGTTTGTCAAACTTAGCTATGCCAGCAAAATCCTCTCCACACTCTTCATACTCCATCTCAGCTGTTAAGCTGTAGTGTTGACATATTTGTTTAACCAACCTTACTGGTGGACTCCATGCACTGTCTCCAGCAACAGTGAAAGTTTCTTCATCATCACATGGATAGTCATTTAGATTAAAGTCCCACCAGCGTGTTCCGTAGTAGTAAAAATCCTTATACTTTTTCTCAAGCTCTTCTTGAGTAACTCCAATCTTACCCTTGTCAAGTACGAAGTCTCCAAACTCTAAAAAGTAATTGGTTTTATCATACTCCTTGAACTTGTTTCTTAGTTTTTTTAATGCAGCAGCGTTTCCATTAAACGTTACGTAATTCCAACAATTGTTTGCCATTTTATTTAATTTAAGTTATGTGACTTATGTCGTGAATAGGGAGGAATCGAACCTCCCAAGCACCATGCTATTCTATAATTATTCTGCTATAAGTTTATTGAAATTGTAAATCTCCACTTTTAACATTGTTGTCTTCAACCTCGATGTATCCAACATCATCCCATTCTTCTCCTCTCCATTCTATGCGACCATTCAGCTTTAATCCCCATCCTTTAAAGATGTACTTGATTACGTACTCTAACCACTTTACGTACTCGTAGAATTTCTCTCCACCATCCCACTCTAAGCGATGTTCTCCGTTCTGCTCTATAATCTCCCACTGCAACCATATTGATGGCTTTCCGTTTGGCTGGTAGCCATCCTCGTGTCGCTGATTAGCAAACTTCTTATACGTTTCAACCATGTCCTTTGTCAATGGTTTATCAAAATTTAAACTTCCTCTAAAATCTGTACTGTATCCCATATCTATTTATTTTTAATTATACTTCGGTTAATAAACGTCACTATTACATTCAGCTCGTGAATCTCATCACTACCTATTCTTTGACTCCAGTCCAGTATTCCTTTGACTGCAGCTCTGACTTCATTTAAGTCTCTGCGTAATGATTTTACTTTCTTTTGAGAATCTAAATAGTCTCCCATTAATTCAGTGATTCTGTTGAAATCTCTGTCTTTTTGTGTTTCTTGATAACTGCTCATTGTATTAAATTTAAGTTATGGCATTATTGCCTTTTACCACCAAAACCCCACTCCGTTTTGGAAGTGAGGCAGGTGTGTTTAGGGATCAGTTGATTTTACTCTTTGCTCTCTGTTATAGCTTGGTAAATATCATCAATTGTATTTTGTGAAAGTATGTCCCATATGCATACTCCACAGTGTGTGATAGCTGTAATACTTATCTCAGCTGGACTACCACAATAATCATAAGTCTGAGGTTCAGCGTGTGCATACTCATAGTATACATCAAGCTCTATGTCATCCACTTTGTAAGTGAGTGTTTCTGAATTCCAAATGCTCATATAAGATTGTTTAATTGGTTAATACTCTCGCTGAAATCTACTCCAGCAATCACATTTGGATTTGGCTCTTCACATCCTTCCATTTCTACCCACTGCTCGTAACTTCTGTAGCTTGTGCGAACAAAAATAATAGACTCTAATGACTCTATGCTCCTGCCATTGATGTGGCATACTAATCTCATTTCTTCTTCGGTTGCGATGGTCATTACATCGTCCCATACTTGATTGAATTTATCTATCTTCCCCATTTTGATTTTTTGTGTTTTTTGTTAGACTTCCAGTAATTTT